ACGTTTTTCCGTTATGTGCCAGTTCTTCAACGTTTCAATCTAAAGGGTGAGTCGATTTTCTACACAAACGATTTTGAACTTATCCAGCAAATAGTATTGAAGAATAAGTGAAGCGGTAGTATTACGACAATTCAAGTCCTAATTAGAAGGAAGACAAGATTTAGTCTTCGTGAAAAAGGAACCCAAGAATGGCAGACCAGATTTTCAAAACTCCAGGATTTTATCCAAGAGAGATTGACCTTACAAGAACCTCACAACAACCAACAGGCGTTCCAGCAGGTGTGATCGGATCTTCTTTGAAAGGTCCAGCATTTGTTCCAGTTGTAGTTGGAACTTTCTCAGATTTCGTAACCACTTTCGGTGAGTTGGATAGCAAACATCCATCAACTTATACTGTGCAAAAATTCCTTGAAAGTAAGAACGCTGTTTCTTTCGTTCGTGTTCTTGGTGCTGGTGCAAATACAACTATTGCTGATATTGACACAACCAGAACTCAAGGAACTGTAACTAATGCCGGTTTCAAGGTTTCTTCATCTTTCTCTTCACGTTTCCCTGGTGATGCCGAAGGATCTGTTTACTTCATCGGCGGTAAGCACGTTCTAACTGGTTCTGAGGCATACGGAATGCCAATGTTCACAGATAATGCTTCGTTCCTTTCTTCAGGTGCAAGCGACGAAGTGTTCTTGGTTCGTGGTGTTCTCTTTGCAGCTTCGGGCACAAGACTTCAAGTTCTTGATTGGAACCAAAGCTACAGTGAAGACCTTGATAGCTTTGCAGCTCCATCAGGGGCATTTGACCGTTCATTCAAGTTGGCAATTTCAACATCCGTTGGAACTTCATTCGCCAATAGTGATGGATTTGCAGGTGTAAGAATTGTTACTGCTTCTCTTGATCCAACAAGTGTAAACTACATCGCAAAAGTTTTGAACACAAATCCAGAGAAGTTTGGCACGGAATATCACGTTCTTTACGGAGATTACGCTGTTGATGCAGAACTTGCTTCAATCAACACAGGTTCGGCTGACCTTTTCCTTGCATCAGGTTCAGCAAATACAACCACAACAGGTGGAGATACTTCTTCTCCATTCCGTCAGCTCTTTGGACGTTTCGACACAAGATTTACAACGCCATCAACCCCATGGTTCATTTCTCAACCATTCGGTAAGAATGAGTATCGTCTTTTCAAGATTTTCTCAAAAGATGATGGTGCTTACGCAAACAACAAATACAAAGTTTCTATTGTAAACGTCAAGAAATCTACAGATTTGAGAAACAAGTATGGAACTTTCTCTTTGGTTGTTCGTGCATTTGATGATAACGACTATGAACCTAAAGTCGTTGAGCAGTTCAATAATCTCTCATTGAACCCATCAGATGACAACTACATTGCAAAAGTTGTTGGTGACAGTTACGCTTCATTCAACTTCGATGTTGTTGATGAAAGAGACAAGAGACTTCAACAATATGGAATTCATCAAGGACAGTCCAAATACATTCGTGTAGAGATGGATGAGAGCCTAAACTCAGGATTTACTCCACCAGAGGCTTTGCCTTTTGGTTATGAGGGATACGAAGTTCTTTCAACTAACCCAACGTTGCTTGACAACACAGGTTCAGCAGGCTCGATTCGTCTTGGAGCTTCCGGTTCAGGCGAAGGAAGACTTCTTGGAGCAATTGTTCCTCCATTGCCATATCGTTTCAAACTAACTCGTGGTTCAGTTGATACAACTGGAACTTGGAGAGGTGCGCCTGGCAATCTTGAAGTTGTAGACCGTCGTCTCTTTTGGGGCGTCAAGGACAGCAGAAACAATAACGTTGTAAACCCAAATGTTTCCTCTGAACCAAACCCATTGGTTGAGAGTTACACCAAGTTTGCCGGTATTTCAAAGCTTGATAC